TTGGAAGCTTTTGCTAAAAAAGTAGCTGAGGAAACTGCTGCTAAAATTGCAATGAAGCAAGCCGAGCAAAAAGCAGCCGATGAGGCTGTACAAAAAGAAGTTGAGGAAAAAGCTACTGCTGATGCGGAAGTCAAAGCTCAACAGGAAGAGCAAGTCAAATCTGCAATTAAAACTGGCGTAGAGTCAGGTGCAGAGCGCTTGATCGAAGATATCCGTAAAGAATTCGAAGATGAGAAAGTGAATGCTGCGGAAGTCATGGAGAAGTATAAGAAAGACCTAGAAGAGAAGCAAGCTGAACTTGAAGCAATTCAAAACAGTAAGCGTGATTTCTCTGGTCGTCAGAAGAGCGATCTTCAGACACACGGTCGAGAGCTTCTCGAAGCAACTGTTCTTGGTAAGATTACTGGAAAAGGTATGGATACCGCTTTCGGAAAGAATGTCATGCAAAAAGCTGGCGTAGATTATACATCTACTACTTCAGCAGGTATCGATGTAATAGTTTCAACTCAGTTTGAGAACGAAGTACGTCAGGAAATGAAGGTTGCACCTCTTTTCCGTGATATCCAAGTTGCTTCCGGTGCCACTGTACTACCATTGGCTCCAGACGCAGGAGCAGCAACGTTCAGTGCAGCTGGTGTAGGTGACTCATCTAACCAACTCTCTGACGCAGGTGATAACAACTATACTGTTAGCCAAGTAATCTTACAAGCTCACAGATTGATCGCTGGTACTTATATCTCGAATGATACCGACGAGCAAGTAGTTGTAACATTGTTACCGATTATTACTTCTGCACTAGCACGTGCACACGCAGTTGCTCTTGACAAGGCTATCCTTGTTGGTGCTTCTTCTGGCACAATTTCAAAAGGTCTATGTGGCGATAATGGCGCTGATGATGGCGGCGGTTATGGAGATGCACAAACTGGTTCAACTACCATTGATGCTTCCGGCTCTGCTGAAGTTACACCTGCCGGTCTTCTCGCAATGCGAAAGGATATGGGCAAGTATGGCATGGATCCCTCAAAGGTAGCGTTCATTGTTCCTAATGACGTTTACTACGAGCTAATTGATGCTTCTGGATTCACCGACGTGAGCGAAGTTGGAAACGACCTTGCTACTAAGCGTATCGGTGTAGTTGGTTCAGTCTTCGGGTCTCCCGTAGTTGCAACTAACCAGTTAGCTAACAATCTAGCTTCAAGCGGTACTCCTGCTACAACAGCAGCTATGGCTGTTAATTTAGACAACTATGTTATACCCCGATTGAAGGGCGTTAGCATTGAGACAGAGTACAGCGTGAAAGATCAGCAGAATGTGATCGTTGCAGCACAGTCCCTCGGCTTCGCCGAACTGTATGCAGCTTCCGGTACAGACGTACCTTCTGTAAGATTACCTTACTCCTAATAGCGAGTAAGATTACTACGGTAATCTTTGGAAACTGGGGAGGTAATCCCTCCCCAAGTTTTACTAAATAATTTATGGCAAATTTAATAACATTACAAGAATATAAAACCGCCGAGGGTATTACTCAACCAAAAGAGGATGCTCGGCTTAATGTTATCATTCCGTCAGTAAGTCAGTTAGTAAAGACTTATTGTGGTAATAGTATTGTCGACTATTATTCTTCGGCAAAAACAGAATTTATTACTATTGATTGGACAACACATATTATCCAATTAACAGAGAGTCCTGTAAATACACTTACAAGTGTACAGGAACGAGATGACTACAGTAGTGCGTATGCCACCCTTACAACCGGTGACAATGAATATTACTTAGATACTACTACAGATAGTCTTCTTCGCACTACTGCCAGTGGTTACACACCATGGAAGACTGGAGTAGGAGCAGTAAAAGTAGTTTATACAGCCGGCTATAGTGCTGTGCCTTCTGATCTTAAGCTCGCAGTACTCGATCTTGTTACTTATTATCTAAAAGACGAGCATAAGCAAAGGCAGACTATAGCAGGTGCTACATTGCAGAATCAAGCGAGTACAAGTCAAAGAAATAATGTTTCTTTTCCAGATCATATTAAGAGAGTCTTAGACTTGTATAAGAATTTTTAAATGGCATCACCTA